AATCCACCAGAGTCTTCTCTAAATTTTGAGAGATCAACTTCGGACAGGTTACAGAAACTTTTATTTCCAAGAAGGATTTCGGCACAAGGGTTGACTCCGGTGAACCAAGGGGCTCGTCTGCGCGCTTCTTTTCCATTGATGACTCCAGGTTCTGAGCCCCCTGATTCTTTAATGATTTTAAAGACTTCTTCGAGTTCTTCATAAGTAGGTTCTTCCCAAAAGACTATCGAGTTATTAGATTGACTACGGTGAGGAGTGTCTGAAAGATTATCTTTAGCTCTAGCAAACTGTTTCCATTCAGGAGTATTATGATAAACTAAAGCTATCTCAGCAGATCTTCTGCTGCTTAATACAGTACCTAACCAATTCATTACATCTAAGATGTCCATTTTAGATAAGAGCTGACCTGATTTCTTGTTTAGAATTTGAACGATAGCTGTGTAGGCTTTCGATAAGGGTGCGTCTCCTGAGCTGATCCATCCGTATCCACTGAGCCTCTGTCCTGCTGGTCTAAGTTGGGTGAGATCGAGAACGAACCTTGTAGCTTTCCCTTTAAAAGCCAAAAGCTTGCCGATACTTTTTGCCCATGCTTCAGCAGAGTCTCCAACGGTAATGGTCCAAGTGCCTGTGTCGCTATCAAAGCTTTCCTTATTTCCTTCATGTCCTCCTTTCTTTGTACGCTTACTCCTAATGATTTCAATTTCTTCAATGGGTTTTGTAAAACCTGAGAGGGTTCCAACGACAGGAGTAAACCCGACTCCACACCCCTGTAACAAGAGCCACAAAGAGTCAACAATATCATGTATAGTCTCCACTTTTAAATGAGCACAGTTGAATTGACTGGCCTCTCTCCTCTTGGCTATCTCAGTTCCACCAAGCCAAAGAGTTCTACCAGATAACATAACCTTACGATCTAAAAGTAGCTGACGCAACTCATTCAGTTCTGTTATTGTTTCCAGCTCATCTCCAGCAGCTCGTTCCCACAACCATTTTTGGTGACTGATAACCCTGTTTACAACTTGAGTCCAAGTTTCATAGAGTTCATGTTCACCTGCAATCGGCCTACTATAAGTACGTCTGGTAATTACTTGAGCTCTAACTGAAGGCATCATATACACTCCTCTAGAATAGGTGGTTTATAGTTGTCTCCTTTCAAGACCTTTCCATGTTTACCCTTAGTAAAAGGATACTTACTCATGTTAGCTTGATGCACTAAGTCAAAAGCTTTATCGAAATCCATACCAAAAGATAAAGCTGTTCCTTTTATAACATACACCACATCACACATCTCCTGTAAGAAATCCTGTAGCATAACATACTGTTCACCTTGATCCAGATTTCCCTCCAACCTTAATGCTACATCCGCGAGCTCTTGGACTTCTTCAAAAATTAGTTTCATTCTGAATTCTAAAAGTTCTCTACTAAAAGGCTCGTCAACAGCTAACTTTACTTTTTGATGAAACTCTTTCACCTTATCCATGTTCGTTCCCTTCTTCCTCTAAGGCTTGTATTAATATAGCCGAGTAGTTAATATTATCCATCAACGAATCTTTAATAGATTCATTAGATAGCTTCTTCTCCCTGAAATACGATTCAATCCTACTCCACTTATCCTGTAACCTACAAGCAATCCCTACACTTACAGGAATTCCTAATGCCTTACACCTCCGGAAGTTATGTAAAGGATCTCCAGGTTTTGCATAATCCTTATTCTTTTTCTCAGCCAGTAACGCACACTCCTCTAGAATTTCTTGAACTCTTAGGTGGTCTTTTACTTTGGGTTCCATAGTTTAACTCCTCCTTTCTCGTAATCTTCACACCTTAAAATTCGAGCCACCCTAGCTTGAACAAGTGCGTCATCTTCTGTCAGGCCAACCGCTTTATAAGCTTGAACTATTATACCCCAATAGTCAGCAGGCTTTTGTCCGTCCAGTAAGTTATGAGCTTTCTTAGGACCTATTCCTGGACACCCTTTATAATTATCTACTGTGTCTCCTGTTAAAACTTGTAGATAGAAATTAAAATCTGCTGTCGCTTCGTTAATATTGGTTTTGATTTCAGTATCAAGATTATAATATATACAAGGAATTGTTTTCATATCTTTATCAATCGAGGCTACAAAATTAATGTGATACGTTTTATCTGTAGCTAAAATTCCTATCACATCGTCAGCTTCTAAAGTAGGGTACGAAACAGCCTCATATTTATCACGCAGATACTTTTCCAGTTGATTATATCCTAGGGGTTTCCTGTTTTTTTTTCTTTGCATTTTATATTCGCTAAAAATTTTCTTCCTAAAATTATTTGACCTATCCGATAAACAAATAGTAACATCTGCAACACTGCCAGCTAAGATAGTTGTAGTAAGATTGTCTATAACCTTATCAGCCTGCCTATACATTTCTTCTAGGTTAACATGAGTTGTTACTATACCATCATCCCATTCTATTTCACTCTGGATTGCCCAACAAATTTTGTATATAAGTATGTCTCCATCTATCAATAACTGCGTGGTTTCCATGATGTTCACTTTCTTTAAAATGTTCTTTATAATGACATTCTTCACATAAGTATAAACACACCAACGATTCTCGTAATGCTTGTCTCCAACCAGTTTGCATAAGGCTAGAAACTTTAGCTGTTTTAGTATTAGGATCAACATGGTGAAAATGAAACCTAAAAGATACAGAATACTTTCCACATCCTTGACAGGTAAAATTCCGTAACAATGTTATGATGTATTTATTCAGATGTACTCTGAAATTAAAATAAAGTTTCCCGTCACTTTTTTGTTTATAAGGGTTTTTTGTTAGTAAAAATTCATAAAGACTAGCACAAAACTTCTCCAGTTCATTATATGTTTTAATGTGTTTCAGCCCAATTTCTTCCAATTTTAAACGTGCCACTAAGAGGGCATCCAAATTCAAAGTATTCTCCAGCCCTTTTAATAGCTGATTCCGCTTGGGGTCCGATAAATTTTTTGGCATACCTCTCCTTACATTCAATTTGAAACTCATCGTGAATATTAGCTACAAATTCATAATCTTCAGGAGCATTAAAACCTAGAAATTCAAGCCTTTCATCCAAAAGAACTAAAGCTTTCTTCATAAGCACAGCTCCAGCACTTTGAAGCAGGGTGTTCAAAGCACTATACTCAGATCTAACATGGAGATGTCTACCATCTAAACCTATTAAATGTCCTCGCCTTCTATATGCTTTCCTTACTGCGTCTGTTAGTTGTTCTAAACCTTTTACTCCTTTCAACAGTTTTTCTCTAGCTCGTTTTCCGGTTTTCCTTTGTGCTCCTAAGATCATCCCAAGCTTCTCATCTCCTGCACCGTAAATAAAAGCATAGAAAAAAGTCTTAGCATTATCCCTTGAATCTATACCTAATACTTTTTGGTTAAGCGTGTGTATGTCTGTGCCATCCTTAGAGTTTCCTTCGACTGCTGCTTCAGCATAGGCTCCTCCATCGTACCGCTTAAGATAGCCTGCTAATGCTCTAAGCTCCAGGCCGTCAGCATCACATCCTACTAGTACCTTTCCCCTAGTAGGCTTAAACAGTTCCCGACACTCCTTACCATAAGGACTATATATCGCAGGAACTTGAGCTACATTAGGAGATGAATGGGTACACCTACCAGTAACAGCTCCGTTAGTGTTGACGTACCCATGTATCCTTCCCTCTTTCTCTAACTTAAGCCAAGCATTATCTCCCTCTGCCAACTGAGAAATTCTTTTAGACAAAAGAAAGTGAGTATATAGATCTTCACATGGAGGATAAGGTAACTTTTTTAAAATCTTTTCATCAATCTTAGGTTTACCATTCGGAGTAAATTCAGCAGGCTTCCATCCATAGTCCTGTTTTAATCTAAGGCTGATATGATCTCTACTGTTTGGATTAAAATGAACTTTCTCGATCTTATTAAACACTGCACCAGCAGAATACCCTTTGGATATGTTTGCTCTTTTAGGTACAAACTCACCCCCATCCTTATACCAAGAACCAAAAGTCTCTTTCAAAATTTTCCCAACAGAATCCTTCTCTTTCAAAAGTTTAACATACAGCTCTTGTCCCTTTTTAACATCAAATTTAAAACCCCCCTCAACTTGCCTTTGAATAATAGAAGCAAAGTCATGTTCCAGCATCACAGCTTCGGGTGGAATTTCACTATAGCCTAAGTGGTCATACAACATGGATGTTATGGAAACATCGTTTGCACAATAAGCAGCCATGTCAGAGGTAAAAGTGCTCCAATCAGTATCTCCATTGTTAAACTCTCCTTTCAGTAAACCAAGCCTGTAGCCCCATGCCTTTAAGCCATGAGAACCCCATAGTTTTCTTGGTACTCGCATTGGCGGTTTGGCATCCAGCTCCATAATACTAGGAAACATCAAACGAGATATAATTAAAGTATCTTCAATTTGAGTTGATTTTCTAGGTTTCCAACCTAATACTTTGTTAAGAACTGGTAGATCAAACCCTATAATATTGTGTCCAATGATCGTCTCAGCCTCTATCATAATATCCAGAGCATCTTCTATACAATCGTAACCTTGATGGTTAGCATAAACTTGAGAAGCTTTTGCTCCTTCAACTGTGAGTCCCATACAGTGAACCTTAGTAGCGTCAGGTAAAAGTCCGTCTGTTTCAATATCAAATAGTATTTTCATTTACCGTCTCCAATAAACATATCTTCCAACCTAGAAACCCTCCTCAACAACTGATCCACACTCTCTAAGTCTCCCTGTTTCTTTGTCGTAGTAGAGTTTGGTTGCAATTCCTGTCGAGCTTCCCTTATACCTTGCCTTAAGGATACGAACAATCGTCTCACCGTCTTCTTGTTGATTTCTTTCGAGTCCAATAACGAAATCACTAAGTTGAGAAATGCTTCCACTCCCTCGAACATCATTAAGTGTAATTTTTCTTCCATCTTCATGTCCCCTTCCATCACTAGGTTTTCTTAGGTGTGATACTATCAGCATCCCTATATTAAGTTCTTCTGCTAGGGATCTTAGTTTTGTCATTAGGTTATCAATTAATCTTCTTTCATCTCCACCCTCCATACCTGAAATCATAATAGAGATGTGATCTATGATAACCCAACCTACCCCACAACTTCTTACAAGGTAGCGGATTCTATTTGACAACACATCTCCATCTAAGCTCCCCCAATGATCGTATAAATAGATCCTGCCTGTATTTAAAGTCTTCTCCCATATATCCCTTAAATATTTTTCATCCAAATTATTTTGAAGGTGTAGCATTTGGTTGGCTTCGATAGACATGAAAT